TACCATTTACATATATATATTCATTGTAAATATTATTCATTGCCTCACTATCTTTTAATACTAAATAAATAGCTTTTGTATTTATATTATCCGCAGGTAATTTTTCAACAATTAGTATATCTATTATTGCTCCTACATTATCTGAATATACTACCCAATCTGTTCCATTATAGATATAGTTTTTATTTTCATTGTTTACTATATATATTTCTCCGTTTTTTACATTTGTTAAGGCATTTAATTCTACTAATGTTTGCACTGTTCCTCTGAAAATTAAAGGATTTCCAAATTTATCTATTTGACCTTTTATTGCATTTGCCATTAGTGTCGAATATTTGTTTAAATCTGCTACGTCTTCATTGTTAAAAATCGGTATATCATATTCTATTTTTTGCATTGTTACTCTCCTTTTAGTTCTGCAACTGTATATTGTTTTATTCTAGATACAGTTTGCTCTTTTATTTCTGCATAAGTTAAGTATCTTATTGCTTTTATTTTTAGTTTAAAAGTAGAACTAACTTCTATTTTTGCTGGTTCTACTATTTTTTCTATTATTTTAGGCATGTCATCCTCCTAACTTACTTTCATAAGTATTATTTTAAAACTAATTGTTTGTCTTATTGTTTCAGAAGCTGAGCCTCCTAAATTTAATCCATCATATCTACAATATAAAAGTATACTACTGTTAGTTAGTGTAATTCCTTTTTCTATAATTCCTCTAATTAAAGCTGTTTCTGTTTCTGTTATTGACCCATATCCATATTGATTATTTTCTCCACTAGCTTTAGCTCCTATTGCAATTATTACACTATTATCAGCTGTATAACCTGCTGGATAATCAATATATTTTGTTCCACTAAATACTTGTTCCGCATCTTTTGTCACAGTAATCTCCATTGTTCCTGTTATTACTGCAATATTAGCTTGCGTTACATTTATTGTCACATCTTTACTTCCATCAAAACTTGCACTTCCGCTTACTGCTCCTTGTAGTTTTATATTTCTTGGTGTTTTTAATTTTGTAGCACTTCCGAGAGTTAGCGCTAATATCACCACTAATATCACCACTGCTAGCCACTTCAATTTCTCCATCTATTGTTCCTCCATTTTTTAATAAATAAGCACTTCCATCTTCTACATTTGCTAGTTCATTTTTCAATTGTTGCAAAACTGCTCTGTATTCTACTTTTATTGCATCATATATGCTGTCGAAGTCTAAAAATGTTCTCGTATCTTTAAGTTCTGTTATTCCATTTGCAGAGGTTTTAAACCTTGCAAGTTCATATTGATATATTCCTGAATTATTTTTTACTATATTTGTTTGTGTCAAACTTGGATAAGAGCTTGCACTTTTTACTATTTTATAAGTTCCTTGAACAAATTCGCTTTCAGTGTTTTGTTTATCTAAATCTATTTCTATTACTAATTTACAAAAGGCATTGTCAGTTCCTGCTGTTATTGTAGTAGAAGAATCTTCCTCCAAAAATCTACCTTGAACGCATATTGCTCCACTGTCTATTGTAACTGTGCTTCCTGATGAAGTAACTGCCATTCCATTTTTATAGTTATTGCTTACTCCATTTTTGCCATTTAAAAAAGTATTTATAAATAAAGCAAAAATTGGATTTCCGAATAATTGCTTACTAAATACGTGACCTTTTAACATATTAATTCTTCCTTTCTTTTAATAATTTATCTATAAATTTAATACGTATATTTCCGCAAGTGTACTCATAAAATTTTCTTTGTGTTATTTTTATTGCTGATATGTATGTATTAAATATTAAAGATTCTTTTGTTTTTATTGCAATAGGTGTTCCTATTTTTATATACTTATCAAGCATATTAAATGTAATGTTGTGATTGTAAGCATTTGACTTCATTGTGTCTAATGCTGTTTGCTGTGCATCTTCATATTTTTCTGTATGTACAGTTTCTATTCTTCCCTTTGCTCTATTTTTATTGCTCATATCTGTAGTTGTAGTTCTATCGTTTAATAAATATAAGATATATTGTCCTTTATTTTCTTCGTCATTTACTCTGTCATACAGAACAACTACTTTCGAAACTACATTTGTCTCAAATACTTCTACATAATTTGATATTGCTTGTGCTGTTGTATCTATTAGTTCTTTGTTATATGTTTTATTTTCTATTGTCATTACTAATTTTTTATTTATAATTGAAAAACTGTACACAATATCATAGTTTTGTGTACAGTTTGTTATCCACGTATGCAAATTATAAATTTCATTTTCCACATTTGTTACAGATGTCTGTTTTTTAGTATGTGTTTTTACATTTAACTGTAAGTATGTTTTGTTAATAAATGTATCTGCGTTGTTTATAAAGTTATCTGTTATAGCTTTTGCTATAAAATCTTCTACTCCTGTTTCTTTTATATAACTTTCATTTTCCAGTTTTATTTTTTGATTAAATATATTTGTTATATACTTAGCTGTATATTCATATAATTGTTTTCCATTTTCATTTGAAATATTATCTATAATTCCCCAATAAACCGCTTCGTTATTTTTCTTTACTACTATTATATCATTTGCTTTTGCTGTAGTTTTCTTTAATACTTTTATTATAGAATTTGCATTTGTCTCTTCATCTATGTTTATTTCGTAGTCTGATATTTCTACTATGTCTTTTACTGTAAAATCGTTATAATTAAATATCCACATAAATACTTTATTAGTTTCTATTTTTATTTTTTCTTTTGCCCAAATTTGAACTTTTTTTGTGTCTGTGTAATTTTCATTTAATATATCTGTAAATGTTACATTTGCATCATATATTCCACCGACTTGAGGAGCTGTTATTTCTATTTCATAATATCCTGTTTGTTTGTTGTAGTTTGCTAAATAATCTTGTCCATTAAATTTTATTGTCATATCATTCATAACACCACCTCCTATACTGCTTTATACTGAGGTAATATTGTTAATTTAGCATTTAGAACTTCGTTATCTGCTGTTAATTTAATTTCGCAAGATTTGTTTTTCGGTAATCTTATTACATTGTCGTTTTCAAAATTTATTACGTCTAAATTAAATAGACTTGTTAATGTTCCATCTGTATTTTGTTTATTTATATAAAAGTCATTTTCTCTTGTTCCATATAATAACTTTTCGTATTCTTGTATTTCTACATTAAAAGATACTGTTTGATATAATTGTCCTTCTATATATAACTCAATTGTAGGATTTACTAAATGCCCTTCCATTTCCACTATAATTGGAGCTTCAACATGTCCTTGGTTTATATATTGTAAATTTCTTGTATCATAGTCAGTAAAACTACTATCCCATTCAAAATTCCATCTTATTTCATTTGTTAAAGGTTCTATTGTGTATATTGTTGTATTTTCTTCATACCATAAGCTTAAGCAATTAAATATTACATTTTCGCTTATTACTCCTGTTGTTTGTATTTGTGTTTTTGTTAGTGACTGTATTTGTATATCTTTAAAATATTCTTTTTGTCCGTCCTTGAATGGTATTTTATAAGAAAATTTTAAACTTTCTGATTTTTCTATATAGTCTATAAAATTTTTATAATTATCATAATTAAGAAAGTTTATTACTCCTTCTATTTGACCTTGTTCTATTTTTCTTAAATTTGCTATAAATGTATCTCCTAGTTGTTCGTATTCAGTCGAGTAATTATATCCTAACCCTGAAGGCTCAGTTAATAAACAATAATTATATATATCCATTAAAGAGTATTCTTGACCTTTTTCATTTATTAGTTTAAATTCTCTTACCACTGTTTTACTCCTTTCTTCATAAAAATAAACACCCTTACGAGTGTTTATTTTATGGTTTACATACTTTGCATGCTGTTCTTCCTTCTGATAGTGCTTGTTTCATTGTTATTTGATGTCCATTTCCTTTTAAAGTTCTACAAGTCTTTCTATGATATTTCGTTCCTGTCTCTCCAACCCATGTCATTTCTTCATTATTATTTGTTGTTTCTGTATTTTTAGTAGTAGGCGTTTTGGTTGGTGTTGTTTGTGTTTTTTTACTAGAATTTTCATTTTCTTCAGTTACTGTTTTATTAATAGTATTTTCTATATTGCCTTTTTCTTTATTAGTTGTTATATTAGTGCTATTTACTATATTAGTAGTGTTTAAATATTCTTTATTTTCAATATTATTTTTTTGATTATATAATGTTTTTACAGTATTATTTGTATTATTAGTTGTATTGTTTTCATCTCCAAATGGAATTAAAATAATTATAAATATAACTATAACAAGCCAAAACCACCATTTTTTTATTATCTCTTTCATTTAATTTCTCCTTATTTTTTATCTATTGTTTTAATTATTCTACTGCTACTAACTTAAATGATGAACTAGCCTCTATTTTATCTCCTGTAGAGAATGTATAAATATATTCACTTACAGATAAATAGCCTGTTCCTAAAATAATATTCACTTTTAAATCACCATAAGATGAATATACAACAAAGTTACTGCTTCCCCCATATATTTTATATTTTCCTGTTGAAATATCTGTTCCTGCTGTTAAATGTCCTGCTGGATATGTTTTTGGCTCTCCTTTTAATTTTATAATATCACTTTTCAATGTATTGACTTCATTTTCAAGTTGTTCTTTTTGATTTTGCAAACTATTTTGTTCTTTCTTCAAATTATCTATTGTTTGTTTTATTTCTGCTTGCTTATCATTTCTTCCTAAAATTTTTATTTGTTCATTTAATGAACTTATTTTTTCTTCCAAGTTCTTATTTGTTTTAGTATATCTGTCTATTTCTTTGTCTTTTTCTGTATTGTCTATTATATTTATACTAATAAATATTGCAAGAATAGATATAATAGTTATTAGTATCAAAAATATATTAATATATTTTTCTTTCAACATTTTCAACATTTTTTCTTTCATATAGCTTCCTCCTTTTCTCTTTAATAAAAAGATTCTATCATACTGTATATGTCGAATGCTGTCAAAACTTGTTATAAAAAATATTTTTTTAATATGCACTACCAAATTTTTTATTTACATAGTTAAAACATTGTTGTAGCTTTGCTTCATCTAATTCTTGTACATTAAATGTTATTTGAGGCGTAGTAAAGACTGTGCTAGTTTTTTCTATTACTGATTGTTTTATTCCTTGCATATTAGGTAGCATATTACTAAAATCATATTTCATATTTTCTGCTATTCTATCTATTTTTTTGTTCAATCTTGTTTCTTCATCTTCTAAACCTAATTCTGCACCTTTCATTACATTTTGGAAAATATCTCTTGTTTCTCTTGAAGGCGAATGTATATCAAATGATTTTCTTAATCTTGATAATATTCCATCTGCTATTCCTTTTGCTTTTTCAAATAGACTTGGTTCTTTCTTTTCCATTTCTTCTAGCATAGGTTGCATAGCTTCTTTCATAGCTTTTCTAGTTTCTTTTGGCATACTATCATAGCTATTTATAATAGTATCAATCATTTTCTGATTTTCTTCACTTATTTTTCCACCATATAATTCTGTGTTTGCCATTCGAGCAAGCCATACTCCTAATTCTTTTTCTTGTTCTTCTGACATATCTTTATACATTTCATCAGATATTTTTTTCATTTTATTTTTATGTTCATGTTTCTCATTTCTTATAGCCCCATTTACATCATTCCATATTGTTTGCTCTGTGTTAGATAATTCTTCTATTCTTCCATTATGCCTATCTTGTTCTTTTTCTATTTCTAATAGATAATTTTGCATAGATTGATAAAAGCCTTCATTTTGTTTGATTCTTTCTAAATATCCATTTGCATAAACTTCATTAACTTTTGCAACTTCTTGGTTAGCCATATCTATTTTAGATTGTTGTTGTTCTATTATCTTATTATATTCAGTTGCATATGCTTGATTTTTCATATTTGCTTCTGAACCATATCTTTGATTTAGTAATGCAATTTCTTGTGTTGTACCATCTTTAATTATAGAAATTGTTGCATCTCTTTGTTCTTGTGCTGTCTTTATCCATTCTTGAGATTGTACTTTGTATTCATTTAATGTTCCTTTAAAATTTTCTGCTTCCGTAATTGCTTGTTGAGATATAGCTTTAGCTACACTATTTTGTATTTCTATTTCTCTATTTTTTAATTCTCTTAATTTATTAAAGTATTCATCTAATTGAGTTATTTCTTTTTGAGTATATCTTCTTCTTTCATCTGATGCTGTTTTACAAATTTTTGTTATCCCTTGTTGTACTTTGTTCATTTCTTCTTGTAATGACTGTTGTTCTTCCGTTGTTGCAAATAATGTACTATTGAAGCTATCTAAATGTGATGTTGCTGTATTTATACCATTTATAAAATCTGCAGCTGAATTTCCCATATTTGAAAAAGCTTGCTTTGTTTCTTTTTCTGCATTTTGTGTTGCAATTACTATTGCTGTTACTGCTGCTGTAATTCCTAATGAAGCTATTCCTATAGGGCTAGTTAATCCTTGAAATACTTTTGCAAGATTTGCTGCGGAACCTGTTGCACTTCCTATTCCATTTTTTGCTAAACCAATTGCTTCTGTAAAAGTTCCTATACCTTTAACTACACTTTCTGTTATACTTACTGCTTTACTTCCAATTTTTAAAAGTGGTCCTGCTGCCGCAACCATTAATCCTATCTTTATAATGTTTTCTTTTTGAGAATCTGATAAATCATCTAATTTATTAATCCACTCAGAAGCTTTATCTAAAAGTTTATTTGCAGTAGGTAATAATTTATCGCCTAAAGAAGTTGCTACATTTTTTACTTTATTTTTCATCATTTTTAATTGACTTTCTGTTGTAGCATATCTCTTATTAGCTTCTTCTGTTAGTGCATTATTATCTTCCCAAGCTTTATTTCCTAGTTCTATTGCATCATTCATTACATTACTCGCATTCGCTGAACGTAATAAAGCATCCCTTAAACGTGTTTCTGTAATTCCCATATCATCAAGAATTTTAATTGCACTTTTCCCACGTTCTCCACTCTTGGAAAGCCCTTCTACAAATTTCATTATTGCATTAGTAGCATCTTCTTTAAACGCTTTTTGAAATTCTTTTGAACTCATTCCTGCTACTGTAGCAAAATCTTTTAAATCTTGCCCTCCTTTTTCAACAGCTAATTGCATATTAACCATAACTTTTGAAAAAGCTGTACCACCTGCTTGAGCTTCCAAACCAACAGAACTTAACGCAGTTGCTAATGCCATTATTTGAGATTGACTCATTCGTACTTGTGTTCCTGCTGAAGCTAAATTCATACCCATATTAGCAATTTCTGCCTCTGTTGTAGCGAAATTATTTCCTAACGCAACTATAACGGAACCTAATTTATTAAAATCAGACTGATTCATCTTAGTTACATTTGCAAATCTTGCCAATGTTGTCGCTGCTTCATCTGCTGTCATATTTGTTGCATTTCCTAAATCTATCATTGTTTTTGTAAAATCTAATACATTATCTGTTTGAATACCTAATTGTCCTGCTGCTTCTGCTACTTCTGATATTTCAGTTGTTGTAGATGGAATTTCCTTTGCTAAATCTTTAATTCCTTGTTTCAAATTTTCTATTTGCTTTTCTGTTCCATCTACTGTTTTTGTAACCCCAGTAAATGCGCTTTCAAATTCTATTGCTTCTTTTGTCGCAGCAGTAAAAAGTCCTGCTATCGGTAGAGTCAATCTTGTTGTAAGTTTATTTCCTAAATTGTCTATTTTAGATGATATTTTATCAAGATTATCTCCCCACTTTTTTAATTTTTTTCCTGCCTTATTCCAATTTGAAGCTTCATTTTTTAAATCTGACAATTTGTTTTGAGTATTTATTATTTCTCTTTGTAAAGCTCTATAATTTTCTTCATTAATTTCTGTGCCTTCAGCCATTTTTTTATCTGTTTCTTCTTTTATCTTTTGAAGTTGCTCTAATTTATCTTGAGTTGTTGTAATCGACTTATTTAAAACAGTTTGCTTTTGATTTAATAACTCTGTATTTTTGGGGTCTAATTTCAGCAAAGAGTTAATTCCGTCTTAGCTCTTTGCTCAAACTAGATGTAGTAGAATTAACTTTACTTAATGCTTTTTGTAATCCTGAGGTATCTCCTCCAATTTCTACAATTATTCCTTTAATTGAACCTGCCATTTTCCCTCCTAAAATAAAATAAGATAAGAAGGCAATACTCACTGCCTCTTATCCTAATAATTTATCTATATCATTTTGTGTTGCCATTCTTTTATTATTTGTTGGCTCATAACCTATAAATGTAATAATTGTTTTCATTACATCTACATATGTTAATTTTTCTAAATCTGAGATGTGTAATCCTATTCTTAAACATGAACTTAAAAATTCATGTTCTGGGAATATTTCTTTTGTATTACTATCTCCTTTTATTTTATTTAGCTCTTTTGATAATTCTTCATCAACAAAAGCAATCTACGGCAAATTCCGTTACCTCAACAATCCAGTCATCATCAATTTTAAAAGTTGTAATTGATTTTAGCCAATCTTCATAACTTTCTATTTTATTATTAGCTGTATAAATTAATATCCACGCAATTTGAGTTACTTTTGTAACAAATTCGTCAGTATCATCTATCATATAATCTGATACTTGTCCTAATCTCTCAGCATCACTTATTTTTTCATTTTTCAATTGATTTGCAACTACAGTTTGTTTTATTAGATAGTTTTGTATAAATTGCATATCTTTCATTATTCCAGTATTAAAAAATGATTTATATTTTATATATGTAAGTGCATTACAATCTATATCATATTCTTTATCACAAATTGTTATTGTTTTCATAAATTACCTCCTAAACACTAGCTGTTGCATTTTTTTCATATACTTTTGTGAAGAATGCATCATATACTGCTTTATTAGTTTCGTTTGGTTCTATTACTGCCTTTATGGCATTGTCTGTACTTCTGGCTGCCATTGTGATTGATATTGTGTCAGTTTGTGGTTCTTTTGACTCTTCAACTGTATTCATTTCTGCACTTGGTCTAGCTGCAGTACAATCAAAGTATACAAATCTTCTTTTCTTAACGTCTCCATCTATTTCACCCATTAGTGCAAATCTTGCATTAACGTCATCTGATTTCTCAATTAATGCACCATTCTCGTCTTTTTCTTGTCCTAGTATTTCTGTTAAAAATTGTTCTGGTGTCATTGCTATTTCTAAATCTCCTGTATAACCATTGTTTGCTACTGCTATGTAATATTTAATATTATCAGCATAGAATGGAGTTGTATCTCCCTCAGGGTCTGCTGATAAACTAACAGCTCCTGGCATTGCAAATGGAGTTCCATATTTTATTTCTCCATTTTCTTCTGTTATTTTTGCAATATGTACATTGCTTAATCCGAATTTAACTTTGTTATCTGCCATTTTTCTATCTTCCTTTCTTTTTAAATTTCAAAAAAATAACTCACTTGCCAAACATCTTCGTTTGATAAGTAAGTTTCATCTGTTTTATTCCAAGCTATATCTCCTAGAATCTCGTCTTCAATTTTATTTTGCATTTCTATATCTTTATTGATATATGTATAATCTAGTTTTATTGGTATATCTTTAGAATATACTTTATTATCTGCCATAAAATTGTTTGTATCTGTTGTTATAACAACTAAATGTGGAGGTTCTGTTGATTCTTTAAAACATCCATAAGCATATTTAAAACCTTGATTTTCACATCTTGTTTTTAATTCTTCTAGTGTCATTTTTTCGACCTCCTCTTTATTACTGTTGTTATTTTTTCTTCATATAATTTATTGTATTTTTCTTCTAATGGTCTAATATGTGGAATTGCTTTTGTTGTTTTACCATTTCTAGTAGCATGTCCAAATTCAAGTAAGTGTGTTAATTGATAATTAGTTCTATTATGTATTTTTACTGTGTACTTGCCCTTGTTTTCTTTACCTTTTTGCCTACTCCATCCTTTATAGTATGGATTTTTTCTTGTTCCATGTCCTTGGGGAGATGTCTGCTTCAGTTCTGTTACTGCTTCTTTTGTTAGTGTATCAGTTGTATCTTTTACATCTTCTTCTATATCTTCTTTATATTCTGTTAAGGCTTTCATAACCTCTTCTTGTAGTTCTTCTGCTTTTATAGTCTTAGACATTTTTTACTTTCCTTTCACAAACTAATATAAGCTCATCTACTGTTACTTCTTGTACACGAATAATAGAATAGGTTGTATTCATATAAATTAACTCTGATTGATTATTATAATTCAAATTATTTATTCTCAATCTTAGGTTCGGCTTATATCCTTGTTCATTTGCTTTGTAAAACTCATTAGCATACACATCTTCTACTTTAATTATTGGAATTTCAATTTCAGTTGTTACTTCTTTTTTTTCTACTCCAATATTATCTGACTTTAAAGTAGTAGATAATAATCTGCAACTTACATCACGCATTGTTATCCACCACCTTAAAATCAGAACTTAGACTTAAATTGTTGCAAATAAGATTATATGTTTTTTGTGCAAGGTCTTTTTCTTTTATATCTGTATTGCCAAAATTAGCTTTTACAAACATAATAATAGCAGATTGAATTAGACTATCTTCTGTTTTATCAGAATTTATTCCTTGTCTTTTCAAGTCTGCTTTTCCCGCTTCTATCAGCATATTTATTTCATCGTCTTTTGCTGTGGCTGTTTTTATAATACTTAAGCACTGTTTAGCTAGGTTTAATAATTCCATATAATCCTCCTTCTAATTTACACTGTTGCTGGTGTGTATTGTCCATATGCAAAGTAATTTGGTCTTGCTTTACCATCGTAAATACCATATCCACCATATGTAGTCTTTCTTCCTTTTACTGTTGTTTCTTTTGCTACTGACATTGGAGCTACTTCGTTTAATATGTAATTTCTACAGTTACCAACTACAATATCATTTTCTTTTAGGTATGGGTCTGTTTCTATTGAAAATAAATCTGTTCCATTTATTCCTTGTAAGAATGGATAGTTTCCATTTTCATCTTTATAAGAAATCATTTTTACTTTTACAGATGTTGAAACATATGCTTTTGCTCCAATCCTCGCATCATCATTTAATTTTTCATAAGTTGCTATTATATTGTCAATTGGAGTAGCTCCATCTGTTACAGCTGTTAACCCTTTTGTAATTCCTGTTGGTTTATTTGCTCCATCTCCATATATAACAGCATTAATAAGAGCTTTACCCATTTTGTTTGCTAATTCTTCCATTAAGAATGAAATAAAGCTTTCTACAGCCATAGCTTCTAATTTCCATGTTATTACTATATCTTTTGCTAGTTCCCAACCTGTTAATTGTAAGCTTCTATATTCTTGTCCTTCATTTTTTGTGTCTGTTAGTTCAACATACCATTCTGCATCGTCTGAATCGAATAAATATGGTAAATCTATGTTTCCAGCTACTTGTAGTTTTCTAACATCTCTAAAAATTGGAGATTGTTTTTCTATTATTTCCATTAAGTCTTGTCTTACTGAAGTTGGTATAAATAAACCACCATTATTAATTCCTTGTGTATCTTCTGTTGATGCAACAAATGTTGTCGCAGTTGTTGTTACGGCATCTCCTAATGCTCTTTTTTCTTCCTCTGTAAATTTATCTTCACTTAATCCCATTAATTTTTTAGCCCAAGCACTTCTGTACTCTTTGTCAGCTATTGTAAATTTTCTTTCTTCTTTTTCCATTTCTTCATTTCCTCCTATTTTTTTAAGATTTTTAACGTCTAAGCTTCTTTTTTCAATTTCTTGAGTATCTGCTATTAGACTTCTTTCTTCTTCGTGACTTATTTCGCCATCTTTCTTTTTTTCTGTTTCTTCTTGTTCTGGAACTTCTTTATTTATAGCTTCAACTTCACTTCTTAGCTCTATAAGTTCTTCTTCTGTTTTTGCTTCAGCTATTTTATTTAAAAGTTCAGCTTTTCTTTTTTCAATTTCTTTAAAAGTCATTTTTAACTTCCTCCTTAAATATTTTTTAGCAGTTCTACCACCGCTTCTATAACACTCTATTTAGTTTCTACCAACTAAAAAAGAACAGTTCTACCACTGTTCTTTTTTCGAGATTATAAACTTAATAATAATTTTAGTTTTTCTTTTTCTAGTTTTAGTTTATTAGCTTCATATTTCTTTTTTTCTTTTTCAAATTGTTGTTCACTTCTAGCATAGATTTCGGTTGCTTCATAAGCGGGTACATCTACAACAGATACATCGAATAACTTATCTATTGATAGTATTCGTCTAGTATTTGTTTCATAATTAATATCTTCATTTGATACTGTAAAAGCAAAACTCATTTTATCTAATAATCCTGCTTGTATCATTTTATAAATATCTTTATTGTTTTGTGTGTCTATTAATTCTGCTCTTATTTTCAATCCTTTATCATCTATAATAAGTTGTAATGAGTTGTTCCTTGTTCTAGCCATTATTAATACATTGTCTTCATGATTATATTTCATAGAAACATCTGACATATCGCATCCATTAAAAGCATTTCTATCAACTACTTCCTTTGACCATCCTAAGTCAGCAATACTATCAAATATTACTGCATATCCTTCTACTATCATTTTATCTGTATTATCTAATGTTCTAACTTCTGTAATTCTTTTTTCTTTAATTGATTTTTCCATTATTTTTCACTTCCTTGATAATTATTTGCTATCGAACTATCGATATTATTTAATGATTGAAGTATTTTGCTTCCTTCTTCTCCTCCCAATGCTGGCATGTCCAATATTTCTCTGCCATCATCTTTTGTAAGTAGTCCATAACTTCCTGCTACTTTTATTAAATTTATTTTACTGTCTAAACTAGCATATTGAAGCCTGTTTGCTGTAAATACTATTTTGTGTCCATCTTTTCTTGCTTTTTTGCTAAATATTTTATTGGTAAATGCATCACTCATTTGTATAGCGCGTGGCTCTATTACTCCTTCAAAAAATGCATTCCATTCTTCTGAGTTGAAATTGTTTCTTACTATTTTTTCTGATATTCCAAAATAATCAAATATATTGTAATTTACTTGCTCTAGTTGCTCTCTATCTAGTGTAATTGGTTTTAGGTTTACTTCTTGAAATTCTGCTTTACCATCTACTGCTGCAATTCCACTTTCATTTTCTAAACTTAGAAAATCTTTTACAAAAGCTTCTTTATTTGCCTTAATATCCTTTTCTTTAAGCATAGAATTAGAATATCTTAATATACCTTTTAGATTATTAGAAGTTTTTATTGCATTTTTTATTCCTTCACTAGCTGTATGTGCTGTGTCTATATCTGTTTTTAATACTTTATTATTTGTTCCAAATATATCATGCTTATTGTAGAAAAGTCTTAAATGTATAAGTTCTAAATATGGTAAATAATATTCTTGCCCATTTACAAATTTAAACTTCAAGTAAATTGTTCCTGATTTATCTTGAAGCAAATCATAGTTCATTGCTAAAACTGGATAAAATCCTGTTATAAATCCTTGTTTATCTTTCGCTATATACACAAAAACATTACAATCTGTGTACAACATTGATATAGTTCTATAAATAAAGTCATACTTTGTCATAATTGGATTAGGTTCATTGTTTAATACAAAGTTTATATCACCTTTTATATTATTGCTTATACTATCTTGAATATGTTTAGGTATTAATTTGGCACAATGTGTAGCTATTCTATCAATACATTGTCTAGCAACTTTACTTTCATATATATTATTGTCTATTGTTGTAAACTCCGCATTATAGCTATTAAGCATTTCCAGTCTAGTATGTGATACATTTACTTTTTCCTTTTTATTTCCAAATATCACTTGAAATAAGCTTCTTTTTTCCATTCTATTCCTCCTGTAGAGCTAAATAATCATTCATTTTTTCAAATAAAACACAGTAAGCTATTATTAAACTTACTGTTCCATCTATTCTTGCCCTTTGTTTTTGTCCTTTGACTGGTCTTATATTATCATTTTCATCCCTTTTTACTGCTGTATTACATAAACACCACTTAAGAACTGGGTTATTATTATAATTTACATTCTTTTCTACTAAGTCAGCTTCTAATTGTTTCATTGGGTTAGACATTGTTTTCGCTCCTTGCCTTACTTCTACCATTTCAAAACCACTTTCTTTCATTTCGTCAACCCAATAATTTGAACTCCACGGGTCATATCCTACCCATAAAGGAGCAATTTCGTATTCACTTTTTACATTTAAAAACCATTCTGTTACTTTTGAATAATCAACTTTTGCTCCATCGCATACTGTTACTAGTCCTCTTTTTTCCCATTTGTCATAAGGTATTTTGTCATCTTTTATTTTAAACTCTAATCTATCGCTAGCAATAAAGTATTGCTGCAATACATATTTCTTCTGGTTTTTAACTATTAATAATGTTGCGCACGTTAAGTCTGTTGTGCTTGATAAGTCAACACCTGCTACTGCATAATTGTCATATAAATCCTCTATATTGTAAGTTTCTTCATTGTTTGCTATATCAAACGTAATCCATCTATCTTGGTCATTTTGTCTTATATTAAAATCTTTGCAAAGTAAATTTATAAGTTCAGTAGGATTATTTTTTGCTCTATTTACTTTATCTCGTAAATCTTTAATATTTTTAATTGTTCCAAGTCCGTGGATTTGCTTTGTACCATTTTTTTTCGTCTTGCCATTCATTTGGATTATCTAATTCATATATTACAGCTAATACTGTTTCGTCTGCTATTTCACTTTTGCCTTCATATCCTTCTATTATTTGACTAAAATATTCATATTCATTATCAAACACCGACTCTCTTACTGTTCCCATTGTTGATGTTTCTAAAAGCATTGGTTGTTCTCTAGCACTCATTGAATCATACATTACATCTAGTAAGTTTTTATCTTTCCAAGCATGAACTTCATCACATATTACAAAATGTGCATTTAAACCATCTAATGAATTACTATCAGATGCTAGTGCTTTAAAAAAAGAATCTGTTGCATCATAATACATCCCACCGACTAAACATCTGATTCTTTTATTTAATGCAGGTGATTTTTTTGTCATTCTTTTTGCTTCTTCCCAAACAACTTTTGCTTGGTCTTTTTTTGTAGCAACTGAATATACTTCAGCTCCACCTTCTCCATCTTTTGTAAGCATAAAATCTCCTAGTCCACTATCAATAGTTGACTTCCCATTTTTTCTGCCTACATATAATGCGCCTTTTTTATATTTTCTTATTCTAGTATCTTTATCTACAAAACCAAATAATGCTGATATGAATGCTTTTTGCCATAATTCTAATTCAATATTCTTTCCTGCCCATTTGCCTTTTGAATGTTTGCAAAATTTTTCAATAAATTCTATCGGTTTATTTCCTCTTTTTTTATCAAATACGAATGTATGCGTCTCTTGTTCTTCCGTTATTTCATTAAAAAAAGAAACTTGTTTTGGATTATATATATCTTGAACAAGTTTCTTATATGTTATTAACACTTTATGACATGCTTTTTCTGGATTTTTTAATAAGAACTGATAATATTCTTCTATATAAGTCATTAGTCATCATCTCCAAAATTCTCAAATCCATCGTCTTTAGATTTATCTTCGTTAGGTAACATATCGTTTAATTGTTTAATTACACTAGTATAATTTTTTATAGTTGTATTATAGCTTCTTAATGCAGGATTTTCTCTGTCTATATCATAATTACCTTGACACATTGAAGTAACAACACCGTCATCTTTTACTTTTTTTTGCAATTTTTGTAATGTATCTTCCATAAATTCAGCTTTATCTAATAATGACAAAGCTAATTTACTTTTGCCGTTAT